GGTGCTTTTAACATACCGTTTGCAACTAGGCCATGCCCTCCGCCTTGTAAACCAAAGGTATAATCATTTAACTTCCATTTTGACTGTAAGCAAATATTGTCTGTATCTGTCCATATTAAGCCAGTTTCCTGTATCATTTTATATCTAAACATATCAGCAAATGGTCCATAAGAGTTATCTGTTTTAAATATTCTATCTTCTGGAAGAATCATTCTTGCATCTTGTTTGACTACTCCATTAGGAACCACAAGCTCCATATCATATACAAACAATGTCATGCTGTGTTTATGATAAACAAAAGAAGATAAACAGGTTTGTTCTACCTTACTTAATGGTCTACCAACCCATAGAGATGCAAAATCAGCCATTATTATTTCCAAAATCTGGAATGTCTTTAATATGCCATAAACTCATTGTCTTATCTCTATCATGTGACTGTATATTTCCTTCAATTATGATTCTTTCTGGATAATTAAAGTTGTATGGATGCTTTTGTAGGTTTATTCTTCTCCACTGTCCAACTAAAATATCTTGATTATCTTCTTGATGATTCCACAAAAAATTTGTAGTTAGTAAATATTTGGAACCACTAGACTTAATGTTATTCAAAGATTTAACTACATCTTTAGTAGGAAGATGTACTAAACAATCACGTACCATGATTAAATCAACCTTTGGTAACTTATCATTTACTAGGTCTATTACAGAAAACTTTATATTTTCTTTTTTATATTTTTTATTATTATTTTGAATTAATGGTTCAACAATATCTGCCCCATGATATGATATTTTACTAAGGTCAACCATCTTCATCCAATTAAAATCACCACAAGGTATATCAAGCATTGACTTAATATTAAGGTACTTTAGCATTATGTCAAGCTCAGGTATTAAAAACTTTGTTTGTTCATAATCAGATCCTGGTCCAGACAGTGACTCTTTGCCTGACCAAGTATTATTTTTATAATATTCTGTAAAAATATCTTTACTCATTTTCAAACCTTCCTATCTTTTTTAGATTAGGATAATACTTAGATTGCTTATCTATGTAAAGAGTTGTCAAAAATGTTGTTGCAATGGGAACATAATCTTTAGTCTCCATAAATTTTCTTATTGGAGATCCATTAAATATATGGTTGCTATCATCTTCAATCATAATAAAAGGAATGCGAACATCGTGTGAGTATGTTTGTATTACATCAAAGTCTTTACCCTCAATATCAATGTTCATAAAAAATGGTGTTCTTTGAAAATAATCTAAATGTATTTTAATTACATCATCAATAGTTTTAGATGGAACCTGTGCCGTCCAAGATACGTCAGTATGTTGGCTATCAATTTTTCTTTTAGCAAACTCTGGAGATAAGGTATTAGAGGAGTCTGTATCTCCAAACATATAGAACTCTTTCATTCCAGGTTCTATATCTACGGCACAGTTTAGCAAAATATCGTGTGGTCTTGTTTCATGTACTAAAACATTAAAGTAGCTATTTGGATCTACAAGGGTTCCAGACCATCCATTTTTATAAAGAAAATAAGTATTTGATTCTTTAACTGGATGAAAAGATCCAATATCTATGTATGTATTTGTATCAAATAAATTAGTACCCATTATCCATGATAATCTTTTTATAACACCATTAAGAATTGAGTCTTCTCCATAAGAAGAATAAGACTCAAACTTATCATATTCCATTTTCACCCCTAATTTATTCCTAATATATTATACTACATAAGAGAAGCAATGTGCTTAGAATTTGGAATTATAAACTCATCTGCAAACATTTGCTTTTTATCTTTTAATGTTTTATGTGTTGCTTTGTCATCAATAATAAATTCTATTTTAGTGTGTAGTGCTTTTATATCATATTCAGTATATTTTAATATGTAATAAGATAACCAAAGATCATCTAAGATCCAAAATTCTTCTGGGCATGTAAAAAAGAAATCATCCAAGAACAAAGAAGATGAACATACAAGGCCACCAGTTCCAGCATAGTTTCCTATTTCATTTTTTTCTAGCTTAATTTTTCTTTTATATACTTTTTCTATTTTATGAGACCAAAAAGATTTTACACAACCTGGCTCATATTGGTTGTGGCAATCTTCTATAAAGCTATCTGGAAGTATTTCATCATCATCAATAAATATAATCTTTTCATATCCTTCTTTGGCTAAATCTTGTGCCATCAAAAACCTTGAAAATTGTTTAAATTCATTATAATATTTATGAATAGATATGTTGAAGTTTATAAAATTTTTATATTTATTTAGCACTGTAAATAGTTTATCATCATTGCTTGAATTATTACAAATATAAAAATCAAAATCTTTGTTAGTTTGTTTAGACAAACATTCAAATGTAATCTTTAGGTTTTCTAATCTAATATAAGTACACATTATGAGTGCAGTCTTAGAATTATCTTTAATTATATTTTTATATATTATATTGTTCATGTCTTATTAAGTATACCATTCAACAGAAAAGCCAGCCTATCTCTAGGCTGGCCCTCCTACTTACTATGTTACTTTGCTGGCTTCTTTGCAGCAGCCTTCTTATGTGCTGTCTTCTTTACAGGTGCCTTAGCAGCCTTCAGAGCCTCTTCTACGGCCTTAGCGTCTGGCAATACACCAAATGCCTTATCGTTAGGATTGATTGCTCTAATAGCTACTGGAGCGATAGCAGCAACTAGTGCTGTCCATAGATCCTTTGGATCTGTTACTCCTGCCATGTATAAGGCAAGTCCTGATGCAAGTACTGAGCGACCATATGATGCCAGTAGTGCCTTTAGTTGTTCTGTATTCATTTTGTTCCTCCTAGGATATAACTCGTGTTAATAATGTAAAGCCAATCCAAAGACCAATAATTCCTGCGACTCCCGCAAAAACTGGTGGTGCTGGTACTGGCAATTTGAATGCTGCGAACACGGCACCGCATCCAAAACCTGTTAGTGTTGATAGTATTATGTCTTTCATTTTTGTTCCTCTGGTAATAGTTTTTTTAGCTTTTTAAATTCAACAGATATCTTCTTCATATTATCATAATTAGGAGACATTGACATGATATCTCCATACTCATCAAAGTAACTAATTAGTGGATCAACTTCAGATACAAACTCATTAATACCAGACTGAACCTCTTCAATGTATTCAAATGCTGAGTCACGAGAATCAGAAAGAAATTTAATAAAACTTTCTTGATGAGCATCATTATCTAGTTTGTTTTTAGATAACATCAAAGTTTCAATCTTTGAGTATGCTGCACCAAGCTTTTTTACTATATTCCTTAATCTTCTTATCTTAGCAAATAAAACTAATACCACAGTTAATGAAATAAATAGTAAAGCACTGAGTGCTATTATAATTTCTATCATATGGTTTACCCTAAAGCCTCTCTTGTAACCAAAACTATTGCGCCTTCCATTTCTAAGGCATTTTTAAGCTGTACTACATATTGTAGTGCTGCTATTTTTTCATCATGCGTTAGCTTTACAAAATCTCTTTCATCTAATTTTATAGTAAGAAAGTGGTCGTTGTCAATAATTTGTACAACAAAACCTTTAGGTGCTTCTACTGCATGAAAAGCTCTACGCATTGCATCTGTATACATTATTCTTTTTCTTTTCTGTCAACATAATGAAATAAATCTCCTAGAGATTCCCATCCAAGATCTTCTTTTATTTCTAGTGCTGCAAGAAAAATGTCCCAAGTTTCATACACATACTGCTTTGCTAATACTGTAGGCTCAACCAGTTCATTATCAACTAAGAATGCAATTGGCAAACCAATGTCATTGTATTCAATAAAGTCTTTAAAATATTTATCAGACTTATAATCCATCCAAAGCTCACCAAGGATGGCACACATTGACTCAAAAGAAGTTACATCTTCTCCATTGTTAGAGATTTCCACATCTCACCCCATTTTTCTTTAGTTCTATGTCTACTAAACTCTCGTGATATTTCACCATTCTCTAAGTATATACCACCCCATATACCCCATTCTTTTCCAGATACGCCATTCGCAAAGCATGTTTTTTGAACTGGACATGATTGACATAGATTATCCACAATTGGTCTAACAAGCTCATCATCTTCATATTTATCAAAAAATAAATTTGTATCTGAGCCTAAGCAAGCACTTTCATCTTTCCATAGGTGTTGCTTCATTGCTATACCTTGTATCTGTTTGGAATATCCCAGCCATTACGATCAGGTACAAATGTCTTTGCCAAAAACCATTTACCATTACGACGAATTCCATTAATAGCAGTCTTGGCAATATCAGACTGCTTTGTTTCTACTACTGTCCAGCCATCCCAATGTAGGTTGTTATTCTTTGCAACAATCTTTTCCATTGTTTCTAAATTTTTTACAATCATTTTCTACCCCTTTTAGTATCTAAAAATTCCGACTTCAATATTGTTTTTTTCAGCAGTTGTAACAAGTTTTGATACACCTTGCTTTGACCCACTCAGAAAGGCAAGATAGCTTACACTATTTATATTTTCTTCAATCCAGGAAGAAGGTACCTTATAAAACTTAATCTTTCTTCCACGAGATTTCATTCCTCTTTCTGATAAGTTACAAAACTCAGAGACAAAAGAATTTATTGATGCTGGACCAGCAGAATAAACAATAAATTCTCTATCTCCATCTTGCATTCCAGAAAGAGCAACACTCATAGCACGAAGAAAGACTTTATAATCATTAAAGTCTGTCGTTCCATGCACCGCTACTATCATCAGAATTTCCATCCCTTAAACTATCCAGTATGAATAGCATTTTATCAATATCCCGCTTTGACATATTGTTTGTATCAACTGGCCTAACAGTTTCTTGATCTACCAACCCATCAACTGTGTCAGCCATATAGAACATATTGTTATGTACCCAATATGCGCTATCTTCCATCATGAGTACCTTAACCGAATGATCACGAACATGTTTTCTTGATTGAGAAAACATTTTAGGTACCTCAAAAAGATCTTTTGGTAAAAAGTTTTTTACTATTTGATGAATACTACTCTGAGTATAAATAACTTTAGCAAAATACTTTCTACGCTTTTTTACAGCTATTATAAGTATAGAGCAGAATACTATCAATGTCAAGCCAATAATTAAGGCTGTATTCATTATTACCCCCCAAAATTAAATGGGCTACCCTGCCAAAACTTTTTTTCTCTTTCAACAATTGAACGACTCCAGGAAAATCCAGCATCTCCGCCCCATGCATCCCACATAATTCTTCCATTAGAAGGAAATTCTGGTCCATCAAAAAAGCCTTTACCTTTTTTATCTACTTCATGACGTGAAAAGAATGAATACATTCTCTTAACAGTATCAAGAGACATTGATCTTCCTGCAACTATGTCGCTTGCTCTTCCCCAACCTACTGGAGTACCAGCGCCTGTTGCTTTTCCATCTTCTTTCCACTTTAAAGCACGACGTGCTGCAGCTTTCATTCCATCATTTGGTTTGTATGTATCAGCCATTATCCATTAAACTTTCTTGGATCAAACTTTCCGTTCCAAAGATCTAAACTAATTGATTTTTCAGAACTATATGTTCCACCACGACGCTTATATTCTTGTACTACCCAGGCATTTGCAACTGCAGATGGATAAACATCAAACTTATCCTTTGCTGCTTGAACAACTCTTGCGTAAAGTCTAGGGTCTGATGGCTTTGATCCACCACTGCGTGGCTTAATCATTGCTCCATAGTTAGGCTTCTTAGCTTTTCCAATTTGGTTATCATATGCATCCATCAGATCTGGCTGTGCATTCATATTAGGCATGTCTTCAATTGACATTTCTGGTTCCATTGGAAGTGGATCAATTGGAATAAATAGACTCATCATACATGCTGTATATAGTCTTGTTGCTTCCCAAAATCCTTCTTCTTCTTGTTCAAATAGTTGAATCAATACCGCTGGATTATCTGGTGTTGCCTCAAGTGTATACTCTCCGCCAGGAACTCCAAGCATACCTTCACGCATAACGTGGACCACTTGACCAACATGAAATTCTTCATCTCCACCATGTGCAGTCATTGCAAAGTCGCCCTCTTTTAGGTTTGGCATTGACTTACCAATATTTCCTTCAGAACGATTGATAGCATAAATTTGACCAGCAGCCTCTGCTCTAGTCTTATGGCATCCCATAACTGTTCCATCATCTTTTACTGCAGGGTACCCTGAACAGCCGTATGATCCTTTTGCTCCAACTTTATATGGCATAATAACCTCCTAGTTATATTACGATTATATCAGAGTTCTTGAGAGTCTATAGCTCTTTTTAACTCTCTTAAAGACCATCTTTCCTCTTTTGAAAGCTTCATAACCTCATCTTGGTCATAATATTTATCATTTATATTAATTAGTGGGTCATCACTAAAAAAATCTATGTCTACAAAACCCTTTTGCCAAAGAGACATTAGGTCAGCATTTATGAAGTTTAAGTGTTCATCATATAGATCTGGCATAAGGTCTTTTATTTTAGGTGTGAGAGAGTATAGCATTTCTCCGCTTTCTGAGTCAATACCTGCAAACTCAATACCACCTGCAAGGATAAGATCATCTACCATTTTACTTATTTCTTCATCATTAAACATCTAGCATTTCCACCAAGGCTTCTCTTGTTTGAGATCCGCTTGCTCTACTGATTATTTCACCATCTTTAATAATAATAAAAGTAGGAACAGATTTAATTTCAAAAGCCTTAACAAGATCCATTTCAGAATCTACGTCTACAACTTTAAATTTTACTGCGCTATCTTTATTAATTTCTTCTACAATTGGTCTTACCTTTTTGCAAGGTCCACACCAGTCTGCGGTAAAATAATAAGCAGTTATCATTTGCCAGACTTTTTTCTAGCATTAAGCAGTGCATCAAAATCTTTTACCTTGGTATCACCCATATATCCCCAAGCATAACCATCATTGATCATCTTATCATTAATAGATTCTGTATCTCCATTAACATAAAGCCAACCTAAAATACGACCATACTTTTCTGATGAGTCCATCTTTTCAGTCTTAATAACAACAGACTTTGCATCTTTTAGATGCTTCTTTAGATATTCTTTAGATTCAAGTCCAAGAGCTTTTTCTTTAAGATCTTTTGTACGGGACTCAGGTGTATCAATTCCAGCCAATCTTACACGGGACTGAAACAATATGTCAAACCCTAAATCAATAAGTACATCAATGGTATCTCCATCAACTACATTTTCTACTTTACGAACATAATACTCGTACATTTATCGTGATCCCTTTGCCTTTTGGCCTCTATAACCAGTCTTTTTCTTATTCATGGACCCTGGTTTCTTGTATCCTGAACCAGCTGGTGTTGCAGCAATTCTTTGCTCTAAAGCTTTTTGAATCTTATCATGATGCTTTCCCATTAGTAATCTTTCCCCTTTGACTTATTTTCAATTAACTTATTACGTTCGTCAACTATAGAAATCATGAAAGACATCATCTTGCTATAGCCTTCTGGATTGTCCATAATTTTATTATAATGATGACCACAAAACATTAGATCTCCATTTATACCAGAAACCTTTACTAGTGCCTCTGCTGCACATGAATCGCACCTATCAGTTGCCTTAAGTTCCCATTTTTTTTCTACAATTTCTTCTGTTATAGTCATATTTACAGTATACTCCTAGTTTCTATAGTTTTCAACACAATTTGTGTTAAATTTTATTCAAAAGACTTTCTTTGCCAAATTTGTTTTTTATAAAAACTATAAAAACTTTCTTTTTCTTTTATTTTTTCTTCCCAAAAAAAATCATTATATTCTTGAGTTTCAGACTTCCAGTCTTCTCTTTTTATAGGTATTATTTGAAACATTGGAGTTCCAGCAGGAATAGTTCCCGTAAAACCTTTTTTAATGAAAAACGGTATATTGCCTATTTTAGCGTGTATTGACTTGTCAAAATCAACAATTCCTGAAAGTGTCATAAAAGGTAGATCAAGCCTGTTTAAGGGATGTACTATAAGGGCCGAATATCCATTTGGCAATATTGTTGACCAAGGTCTTTGCCATACAAACTCAGCGTTATAAAAAGATTCATCAATTGGCATATCAGATGTTTCTCTATAATTAAATAGTGGAACCTTGCTGTCAAAAAAAACCTTTAGTCCATCTTCTTCATCTATAATGTTAATATCACACCACGTAGTTTGAACATACCCATTAGACATAGAATCTAAAAAGGGAATACATTTTTTTACATTAAACAAATCTTTTCCTGCCTTTATATCTTTATACCAATCTGGAATAAAGTTTTTTGCTGGCTTTGGAAACATAACAATGTCTTCTATTTCTTTTGTGCCAGGAATAAAAGTTATTTTCATTTTCTATGATCCGTTGAATAAAACCCAGTACCATTAAAAACAACTCCTACATTAGAGTATATACGTTCCAGCGGTAGATTGCAAGTTTCGCAATCATACCCTGGATCGTCGTCTTTAATTGAGCGATGCTTAATAACAATGTAAGGACAATCT